GCCATCTTGGAACTTCCACATTTTGGAGTAGAAGTTTGTCCAGGTTGACGAGCACAGGGAGCACCAGCAAATGGTCCACCAATCTGACGCCACCCCGGAACTTTTCTTCCAGTCTTGGGGTCTATTGCGTCGGATTTCCTAAACCAATCTCCAAGATTTTCATCCCCAGATTTGGTTTCTTCATAAGCAATACCTCTTTTAGTATGCTTTATTTCTCCCTTTTGTTTTGCGATCAATCTTTTAGAAACAGTTCCAAAATCAGCAATTGGATTTTCGTCTGGAATTTTTTTCTTTGGATTATCATAAACATCAACATCACCATCATTATCACGGTCAACATACTGAACAGTTGCGTGATGAACCAGCTGCTTTAGGTCCAGATTAGGATCTAATTGGTGCTGCTTTCCTTTTAAGTGTGGTGTTTTGTGGGAAAACTTTTGATATTTCATTCAACTGGTTTCGATTTAGTTTCTTCACCTTTTGCTCGTTTTCTTCTAGCGGCACAATGAGCACGTTGAGAAAAACCTCTTGGGTTTGAGCAATCAATACTCTTTTTATATTTATTAGACCACTCTTCTCGAAACTCTTTAAATGTCTTCATTTTTTGGTTGTTGTTTGAGCAACTTTGCCAACTCTGCAGTAGAACCAACAAATAATGCATTTGTCACATTAGTTGGACCTTTGGTTTGCTTCTCTTCTTCAACTTCCTTTAACTTCTTTTGCAAATCCATTAATTTATCAGTTGCATCAGCAACATTTTTAATAAGTTGACCAGCAACTTCATATGCCCTAGGCATTTCACTTTCTTGAGCAAGTTCCAAAATGCCATTAATAGCTTCTTGTCCTTTTTCGATCAAAGAATATAGATTTCCTCTAGTATATTCATAGTCTTTTCTAACATCTTCTAGTGGTGTATTTATTTTTTCTATATTGGTATTGTCCTTTTCTTTAATATTGTCTACTGAAACTACTTCCGTTGAAGTATTGAAAGTTTTGTCCAAATCGTCAAATTTTTTTGTCATTTTCATACTACCGTTCCATCAAATCCAAAATCATCACCACTCTCTACCAGTAAGTTATCTTGTTGTGTAATGGATTTAATCTCTGCTCCAGATAAATGGGATGATATTAGAGTACCATCTCTTCCACGTTCAACTACTATACTGTTGTTTGATTTTGATTTTACATAAAGTTCTTCACCTTCAATTTCGATAAAGGAATTTGCAAGAATCTGACTTGCATCATTTACAGGTATTATTATATCTTCTTGGGTAATATCTTTTACTATTTGAGCTATAACATTTCCAGTATAGTTCTTGATTGCTCTTGGTTCTGCTGAATAGACAATATTTCTTACCGGTGATTGTGTTTGATCGCCAGATATAAAGCTGACAGAAGCCTTTCTGATAACATCTTTTGTTGCTGTAGATACTGGACCAAATAAGTATGTTTTTGCAGTAAATCTTAAAGTATAAAGTAAAACTCTTCTGGAAGTAAAATCTCCCTCATAATCATCCTGCATTGTTACATTTTCAAGTACTATTGGAATATCTCTCTTTTCATTTATACTATCAACTAGTTCTATTGTGAGATTATATGCTGGTTGAAAATATGGTAAAATTTGCTCAATAATTTGCAAAGCATCGTCATTTAATTTTGACATAATGCTAAGTTCAAACTGCATATTATATGGAACTGGCATGTATGCTTTCTTAGTTTCTTTCCCATCATTGGGATCTTTTACTGTAAAAGTTTGTGTTGTTGTTACTTTTCTACTTGGGTCATAAGTTAAACCATTAAACTCAAAAGACATTCTAGGTAGAGTAATGGCCGTCGATTTATCTAAATTTGGGGATTGCTCTAATCTTGCTAAAAACTTTTGTGTTGGACCATACGCCAAAGGAACTTTTATAACGCTAACAACCTGATCAGAACTATTCAGATGCTTAATTGATATATTATTAAATAATGTCCCGAATGATATTACTGTTTTTCTTAGAATTTCGTTATAAAAGTATTCAAACATAATTTTATATTATTCTTTGTTGATTTTTTATTTATACTAAGGAGTTCCAAATGGATTGGATTCGCTAAAATCAATAAGCAAATCGGCTTCTCTTTCTATTTCGTCATTATCAGAATATCCATCTTTGAAAGCATTTTCATTAATAAATCTCATGCTATATGATGCACTAGACGCTGTGCCTACAATTCTTTCCCCAGGTAAAAATGTACCAGTAACATTTGAAATTTCTAGTTCATTTGTGACAGCGTTCCATGATCTTACCCTAGCTGTTGAACCACTTGTACTTCCACTTATAATTTCATTGAACTTATATGTTCCTACTCCAGTATTTACTGGACCATCTATTATTATACTCGGTGCTATACTATATCCAAGACCTGCATTTGTTATATTGATAGATGTTATAGTTCCGGCAGAGCTTACAACAGCTGTTGCTGCCGCAGATACTGATTCTACCCCATCTTTAAAGATTTCATTTCCAAATGTTATTCTTGGTGGACTTGAATATCCAGAGCCAAAAGATAGTAAATTAATACCACTTAGTATACCATTACCAATATAAGATACTGCAGAAGCACCAGATCCTTCTCCCCCATCAAATTTGACTCCAGGAGCAACTGTATATCCATATCCTGGATTTACTAGTTGTACTTCTTGAACAGATTTTGCCGATGGATCTACATTGTCATTACAGACAACTATTCCCCCAATCATAACAGCTGTCGCTATTCCGGTAGATCCACTTGAAGGTGCCGCTGAAATAATTACCCTTGGCGTAGATTTATATCCACCACCTCTATTAGTTACTGTAATATATCTTATGCCACCATTTACTATAGAAACAGATGCCGTTGCAGTAGTTCCGGAACCAATCAATGTCATAGTCTGAGTTCTTCCAACAAAAACATCATCACCGACGCCACCCAGATCATAACTTTCGCCTAATGTATCATCTATTTCATCTATTCCAGTATCAATAACTTCGTCTTCATATCTAAACAGTTCGCATTTTAATCTATATACGTAATTTTTTTGAAGTTGATAAAATGGTTTTTCGTGCTCTACAAACTTAATTTCAAAAACTCTATCACCCAAAGGAAAATAAATTAAATCACCTTCTTTGGGTCTAGAAGAAAACTTTATATTTGGAATATTTCTTATTAATGGGTAAATATATGTTTCATATCTTTCTCTTGAGATTATTAGTTCAATTTCTTGAGTTGATTGAATACCAAACTTTGATAATATAGTCGTATTGTCATTATATCCTTCAAAATTATCAACATATGCTTCTATTGGTAGAGCTTCCTCAAACTTTGACTCTATAACTTCTCTTAATATTGTTTTTTCGGTTATAAATTTTCTTGGTAAGTAGTAAATTTCTACACCATAAATTTTCAACTGCTCATTTATGAGATCTTGAATTAAATTTTGTTCTTGGAAAGAACCTTGCTGAAAAAATGGATTTAACATAAGTTACTATCCGATCATATCTAATGGGGGAAGTTCATATGTATTCGACATCTTTTCCATTAGATCATCTATTTCTTTTTGGGCATCGTCATAAAGTTGCCTACCATTTAACTCGACTCCACCCGGCAACTTAACTCCATTAAATTTAATAAGATTTTGACCCCACTGCCTTTTTATTAGGGATGTCAAATATATCTTTAAAAACGAATCATTCCAAACTCTGGAATAATCATTTGGATTCAAAGCTCTATAACAATCTATTATTAAATAATCTCCAACACTTACACTTCCCCAGTCTATATCTAAATATAATCTATCCTGTCTTTGATTAAATCTTATTTGTTTTTCTGTAGTCAATAAAAAATCAATATCTTCCAGATATGTTTTTAACATAGCATAGGTTAATATCTCAGTAGATCCCCAATAATAAATATCATTTAAAAAAAGTTGGTATTTAACACTAAACATATTATTTGTTGCTGTATTGCTGCCATCAAAATGATATACTTTCTGAACACCTATAATAGATGATGGAACTTGTAAAAAGTTACTATTCTCTTTGTATACAAAAGTAGTAGCAGATCCAACAATGTTTGTAGTTTCTGTGGAAATATTTACACCAAATTCTGGAGATGCTCCTGCTGGAGCTCTACCTCTATCAATATCTTCCTGAGTTATTTGATATTTCAAATAAGTTTGGGCGACACCATCAAAATGCCTTTCTTGGAAAAATTGAACGGCATCATCAACTAAATCTTCTATTTGCTCATCGGCAACATTTATTTCTAAAACTGGTGCTCCCAATCTCCTTTTACAATAATCTATTAATTCTTGTCTTGAAGACGGTTGCGCCATTTTACATTACCTCTCAAATTATTTATATTTAAGTGAACCCAGCATTTGTGATAAAACTTCTTGCTGCTTCATGTATAATTTCATATACATTTTGCTAATAGTTTTTAAATCTTCTATTTCTGTTATAGAATCTATTTCCATACATGCTTTAGTATATTCAAAATTTTTAGAAAGATCATCTAAAGTAATCTTATCAGGACCCATTTCCATCCAATAAACTCCTTAATAGTGTTTTTATTTCATCTAAATCATTTTTAATAGAACTCACATCAGATTCTAAACTTTTTATTTTAGAAATTTCATTATTTTTAGCTTTTTTTCTTGCAAGATATTCTTCATATTCTGTCATATTAGTGTTAATAATGCAATTGTTTTGAGAATCACGAACAAGATTTGTATGACCCTGTACTTTAATATAATCCATACATTATGCCAATGCAATAACTCTTAAATCTTTAAATCTTGGAACATAAACCTGAT